CGCCAGTGGGGAAGTCAGGAAGATTTGGCGTGCGCACAGTGGATCTGGGGACGAATTGTGAGTCTTTACGAGCAGGCTGCCAGCGATGATGGCGAGATCTCGCGACCGAAAGAACCAAACTGGACCGCATGGGCCAATGATGTGCGCACAATGCGGATGCTGGATGGCAGAACTCACAGACAAATTTGCGAAATGTTTGGGCGGGTACAGCGGGATCCATTCTGGGTAAAAAACATCATGAGCCCGTCAAAGCTCCGCGAAAAATGGGACGAACTGGTCATCCGCCTGGGGCGTTCACCTGTACAGCGTTGTGTGAATCATATTTCTGAACCAGACACCGAAATTCCGCCGGGGTTTAGGGGGTAACGAACTGTGAAAAATATTGCGACAGGCGGTGTTCTTGAACGTATCCGTAAGCTGACTCCGCAGCATGTAACCGCGCCGTGCCGGACAGTGGACGAGTGGCGAGAGTGGCAGCTTGCAGAAGGGCGAAAACGTAGCGAGGAGATCAACCGCCTGAATCGTCAGTTGCGGGTGGAAAAAATTCTGAATCGCTCAGGCATCCAGCCGTTGCATCGTAAATGCTCGTTTGCAAATTACCAGGTGCAGAACGACGGCCAGCGATACGCGTTAAGCCAGGCGAAATCCATCGCCGATGAACTGATGACCGGGTGTACAAATTTTGCGTTCAGCGGAAAACCTGGTACCGGGAAGAACCATTTAGCGGCAGCTATCGGAAATCGCCTGCTGAAAGACGGTCAGGCAGTGATTGTGGTTACCGTGGCTGATGTTATGAGTGCCCTGCATGCCAGCTATGACGACGGGCAGTCAGGCGAAAAATTATTGCGGGAACTGTGCGAAGTGGATCTGCTGGTTCTTGATGAAATTGGCATTCAGCGCGAGACGAAAAACGAGCAGGTAGTACTGCACCAGATTATTGATCGACGGACAGCGTCGATGCGTAGCGTGGGAATGCTGACAAACCTGAACTATGAGGCCATGAAAACATTGCTCGGTGAGCGGATTATGGATCGCATGACCATGAACGGCGGACGCTGGGTGAGTTTTAACTGGGAAAGCTGGCGCCCGAATGTCGTCCAGCCAGGAATCACAAAGTAATTTTTACCAGGAAAAAAATTTAATGGAGACTGTTTTTGACGCACTGAAAGCAATGGGAAAAGCCACATCCATAGAACTTGCGGCGCGACTTGATGTCAGTCGTGAAGAAGTGCTTAACGAACTATGGGAACTGAAAAAGGCTGGTTTTGTTGATAAAAGCGCGTACACCTGGCGTGTGGCTGATAACAACGTTCAGCAGGAACAGCCAGCGCAGGCAGAGCTGCCGGAAGAAACCACCACAGCAACAGTAGCGAAAACCTCAGAGTGCGATTTAACCGCGACGATTGAACAACGCGGACCACAAACGGCGGATGAACTGGCTACGTTGTTCGGTACCACATCACGCAAAGTAGCTTCAACGCTGGCAATGGCAATCAGCAAAGGGCGTCTGATTCGCGTAAATCAGAACGGTAAATTCCGTTACTGCATGCCGGACGATAATTTACCAGCAAAGCCGAAAGCCGTATCGGTAACGGAAACCGATGGTAAAGCCTTTCCTCAGCCAGCCGGTGTTGCGTTACCGGTACAGAAAGATGCAACACAGGAAGATATTAAAACAGAAACTGTGGCGGACATTGTGCAGTCGCTGCCATCGTTTACTGCAACGCGAGAAGATGATTTGATTTTGCCATCGCTGCATATGGCAAATCGCGAACTGCGTAGGGCGAAGAATCATGTCCAGAAGTGGGAGCGAGTCTGCGCCGCGCTGCGGGAGTTGAACAAGCACCGGGATATGGTTGCCGGGATTTGTCGGAAGTCCGGGCAATGAGCGGATGGTGCAGGCCTGAAATCATGATACTAACAATGAAGGTAAAATGCATCGGCAGTCTGATTGGTCGTAGTGAGGCGGCGGTCAGGATGAAATCCCGGGTTAAGGGAATAAGCCTGATTCTGCGGGGTGATTTTCACCAGTCAACAAAATATCCGTAGCGCGATAACGGTCAAAAATCATGGCGCTGACACTTTTGTGCCACTGGAGATGACTGTACCTAAGTTCAGGGGAGAAGAACACGTCCGGTGGGATGGTCGGGCCAGATTTAAAGGGCAGGTCATGGCTCCAGCCTGTACGCTGGCAATGGAGGCTGCCTGGCGGGAAATTGATATGGGAACCACGCCACTCAGGGATTTACTGCCGGTCCAGAGAATAAATTCCTGTTACGGTTACACCACTGTGATCTTGCAAGTGCAGGAAAGTAGGTCTACACGGTAACGCGAGTGCGTGTAACTTTTGATGTCATTCCCGTAGAAACACCGGACAAATTTTCGCTGACAGGTCATGCAGAAGGTATAAATCTGCAGATTATGGACAATTACGGATATCCGGCAAGAGCCGGAAAAAGCATGCCGCCTCTAATTCTCAGTGGAAGATGGACTTGATTATACTCATTGCATTGTCAGAAATAGTTATCCATTAAAGGCTGGCTATTCCAAACAGGATGTTGATTACAAAAATGTAATCAACATGTAAGGTTTATACTCTTCAATATGCGTATAATTTTCCTTATTTTGTTAACTTTAAATAACAAGCTATGCACGAGGTAAAGTCGGATAAGTTTATCTGGATATAATATATATTATTTGTAGTGTTTATAATTTTATTTCATGATAACCAATAAAAGGAGTTTTTTATGAGGAACATAATGGCAGGTTTTTTAATATTCCTGTCTTCTGCTGCTTATGCTGATATCAATCTGTATGGTCCTGGTGGCCCGCATACAGCCTTGCTTGAAGCAGCCAAACTTTATGCCGAAAAAACAGGTGTTATAGTGAACGTTCATTACGGTCCACAGAACAAATGGAATGAAGATGCCAAAAAAAATGCAGATATCTTGTTTGGCGCATCAGAACAATCTGCTCTGGCTATCATTCGGGACCATAAAGACAGCTTCAGTGAAAAAGATATTCAGCCTCTTTATCTGCGAAAAAGTATTTTACTGGTAAAGAAAGGTAATCCTAAAAATATCCGGAGTATTGACGACCTGACCAGACCCGGGATTGGCGTAATTGTTAATGATGGTGGTGGTACCAGTAATACATCAGGCACTGGCGTCTGGGAAGATATTGCCGGACGTAAAGGGAATATAGAAACTGTCGCCGCAATCCGAAAAAATATTATTTTATATGCGCCCAATAGCGGAACTGCACGTAAGGCTCTTGAGAATCAGCCTGGAGCAGATGTCTGGATAACCTGGGCTGACTGGGCAGCCAGTAATCCAGAAATTGGTGATGTCGTGGAAATAGCGCCAGACTACGTGATATGGCGTGATATGAACATTACAGTACGTCAGGATGCAAATGATGAAACCCGTCGATTTGCAGAATGGCTACAAACCGATGAAGCGGCGCCTGCATTCAAAAAATATGGCTGGACCAGGAAAGGCACTTGACATCCTCCACGTCCTTCAGGACGTGGATTCTTTTTCCGGATGCCGCGCCAGCGGCATGTAGGGGCAGCTCACAAAACGGAAAAAATTGTACGCTAAGCCTCGCCAGGTGAACTGAATTCATTCCGATATGGGAATTCCCATATCGGGCGAAAACGGTTTGCTGTAACGGCAGAGTTAAGTAGAATTGCTGCGGGTGCTTGAGGCTATCTGCCTCGGGCATGAACACCAACGGCAGATAGATAAAAGCCCCACCCGACTATAAATCGAAGTGAGGCCCCTATATGCTCGTCACATATAGATTGCCTCTTACGGACCGAAAGGTCAAGGAGAAGCAGGCTATGAAGCAGCAAAAGGCGATGTTAATCGCCCTGATCGTCATCTGTTTAACCGTCATAGTGACGGCACTGGTAACGAGGAAAGACCTCTGCGAGGTACGAATCCGAACCGGCCAGACGGAGGTCGCTGTCTTCACAGCTTACGAACCTGAGGAGTAAGAGACCAGGCGGGGGAGAATCCCTCGCCACCTCTGATGTGTCAGGCATCCTCAACGCACCCGCACTTAACCCGCTTCGGCGGGTTTTGTTTTTTCCTGGCATTCTGGTTTACAATTCGCACGCCAGCCTGAACAACTGGCACCTGCTGCGCCAGCAGAGAAAACAAATGGCGCACAATACCAAAAATCACAATTCTGATGCCGTTCGTGCCAGCAGGCATGGGCGGCGTTCTCGCGTATTTAAAACCGACTGGTACCAACACCCTCCATGCACTGAAGAACAGGCCGAATGGCTGATTCAGTGTTACCGCAGACACGGATACGAGATTAAGAAAGCCCTCAGCCTCGATTATCGTCACTGGATAATCTCCGTCAGGCTTCCTTACTCCGAACGCCCACCGCGTCCGTCCCGCACATTCCAGCAACGGATCTGGAGGTAACGTGCGGGTATTACTTCGACCTGTTCTGGTACCGGAACTCGGGCTGGTGATCGTTAAGCCGGGCCGTGAATCCATGCCGGTATTCCACAATACCCGGGTATTGGTGGGGCCGGAACCGAAAAGCATGCGTAATCTGCCGTCCGGGGTCGTTCCTGCCGTTCGCCAGCCGCTGGTGGAAGACAAAACATTGCTGCCGTTTTTCAGTAACGCACGGGTGATTCGTGCTGCTGGTGGTGCTGGTGCATTGTCTGACTGGCTGTTGCGCCATATTAAATCCTGCCAGTGGCCACACGGCGATTATCATCACAGCGAAACCGTCATTCACCGTTATGGTACCGGCGCAATGGTGTTGTGCTGGCACTGCGACAACCAGCTGCGTGACCAGACATCCGAATCACTCGAGCAACTTGCTCATCAAAACCTGTCAGCATGGATGATTGACGTCATCGGTCACGCAATAAGCGGTACGCAGGAGCGTGAATTATCTCTGGCTGAATTATCCTGGTGGGCGGTCTGCAATCAGGTGGCGGACGCGCTTCCGGAGGCAGTATTACGTCGTTCTCTGGGGTTACGTGCGGAAAAAATCCGCCCCTTGTACCGCGAAAGCGACATCGTACCGGGAGAGCAGACCGCCATCAGCATACTGAAACAGCGCACAAAAAATCTTGCGCCGCTGCCTCACGCCCACCAGCAACAGAACCCACCACAGGAAAAGACGGTGGTCAGCATTGCCGTTGATCCTGAGCCTCCGGAATCTTTCATGAAACGACCTAAACGTCGCCGCTGGGTTAACGAGAAATACACACGCTGGGTGAAGACACAGCCGTGTGCGTGTTGTGGTAAGCCAGCCGACGATCCCCATCACCTGATTGGTCATGGTCAGGGCGGAATGGGGACAAAATCTCACGATATTTTCACGCTACCGCTGTGTCGGGAGCATCACAACGAGCTTCATGCGGATCCGCTGGCGTTCGAAGAAAAGCATGGTTCCCAGGTTGATTTAATTTTTCGTTTTCTTGATCACGCCTTTGCAACCGGCGTGCTCGGGTAAAAGAGGTTACTGATGCGTATAGAGTTTGTTTTGCTTTACCCGCCGACGGTGAACACCTACTGGCGACGTCGTGGCAGCACATATTTTGTATCAAAAGCCGGTGAGCGTTATCGCCGGGCTGTGGCGCTTATTGTTCGCCAGCAGCGGCTGAAATTAAGCCTGTCCGGAAGGCTGGCGATAAAGATTATTGCCGAGCCACCGGATAAGCGCCGCCGTGACCTGGACAATATTCTGAAAGCGCCGCTGGATGCGCTGACGCATGCGGGGTTGCTAATGGACGATGAGCAGTTTGATGAAATCAATATCGTTCGTGCTCAGCCAGTATCTGGTGGACGTCTGGGGGTGAAAATTTACCCCATAATGCTTGAAGGGCAGGTCAAAAAATGAAACTGGAAGATTTACCGAAATACTACTCCCCAAAATCCCCCGGCCTGACTGATGCATCGGCCTCAACGTCGAAAGATACGCTGAGTATCACTGATGTGATGGCCGCGCAGGGCATGACACAGAATTGGGCTGAGATGGGGTTTTCTGCGTTCCTTGGGAAAATGGGCATTAGTATGAATGACAGAGAGCGGGCAACAGAATTGCTGACAGAATATGCACTCAGTCGGTGTGATCGCGTGGCGGCGTTAAGAAAACTCCCGGCAGAAATAAAACCGGCAGTGATGCGTATTATGGCTTCGTATGCGTTTGAAGATTATGCCCGTAGCGCGGCGAGCAAAAAACAGTGCCCCTGTTGTCACGGAAAAAAATTTATTGAAAGCGAGGTTTTTACAAACAAGATCCAGTATCCGGATGGTAAGCCGCCAGTGTGGGCAAAGTGCACAAAAGGCGTGTATCCGTCTTACTGGGAGGAATGGAAAAAAGTCAGGGAGGTGGTAAAAGTTGCCTGTCCGGAGTGTGGAGGGAAGGGGGAGGTTTCCACCGCCTGTAAAGATTGTCGTGGGCGCGGTGTTGCCATTCATCGTGAAGAGTCGGTAAAACGTGGTATGCCTGTTATCAGAGACTGCCAGCGTTGTGGTGGTCGTGGCTATGAAAGATTACCTTCAACGGAGGCATTTAATGCCATATGTAATGTAACCGATGCCATATCTCTTGATACATGGAAAAAAACAGTTAAACGTTTTTACGATACGCTGGTGGTGCAGTTTGATATTGAAGAAGCATGGGCAGAACAACAACTGAAAAAGGTGACCAGATAGCTTTGTTGATTTTTCCCGAATCTGTGGTAAATTTGCCCTAACGATGGGCGTTTTATGCCTGACGTTAGAAGATTTTTTACACCCGTCGCCAGGCGGGTTTTTTTATGACTGAAATCACGCCAGTACAGTAAACGCGCTGGTGGTTGTGAATACCGGTCTTTCAGCTTGCTGGCTTTTTCGACAAGAGTTATTGGTGTGTCACGTTAACCGGAAAAAGGAAAGTTTGAGAAACGCGATCTGGCACAGGCGGTTATTAATGCTGCCTACCTGGTGGCCTGTGCAGATGGTGAATGTGAGGCTTCCTAGAAAGCGAAGATCGAACAGGTACTGCGTAATCAGCCTGCGCTGTCCGCGTTTACGTCAGAAATTAATGCGATTAGCGCAACCATTATCGGTCAGCTGGATACGAACTTTAAAATTGGTCGTCGTGCGGCGTTACGTGAGATCGAGGATGTGAAACACGATACGCGTGAAGCGGAAGAGGTGCTGGATGTGGCGGTGGCCATTGCGGAGGCAGACGGCGAAATTGAGCCGGAAGAGCGCAAGGTGCTGGAAGAGATTGCCGGTGTTCTGGGTCTTCGTCTGGAGAATCACCTGTGACGGTAAAACTGCGCCTGGCTGTGGCTGCACTCCTGCTGTTTCTGGTGGTGATGGTGGATTTCACCAGCAGAATCATGTCGGTGCTGGCGGATGGGGTGCTGGTCTGCGGCATTGTGGTATTGCTGTAGCCGGTGATAAAAAGAAACAGCCTGCATAATGCTTGATTTTTTTATTTGCTGTTTATTAAAAATACTACTGCATGGTGAATCCCCCTGTGCGGAGGGGCAATCAGCAAGTAGGTATATGTGATAATCGCGGATTCAGGTGCTGGTACTGAATTCACCGGGAGGCACCCGGCACCATGCTTTGCCACAAAAGTGTTATTTCTGTTTTTCTCAAACTATCATCGTTATCCCTTTATTTCCGGCTGCGCATGGCGCGGCCTTTTTTTTACGACCAGCCACTGGCAGATGGTCATCCTGTGATTTGATTCCGGTTCCGGCTTTTTAACTCTGTTCCTGTACACGGGAGAAATTCGATGTCGATTAAACATTATGATGTTGTCAGGGCGGCGTCGCCGTCAGACCTTGCGGAAAAGCTG